CCATTTCGGTGTCATTTGCAAAGGCCTTTTTCCGAAAAGCCATATCCACATAAAACTTTGCGTCCTCGATGGTGGCCGCTTGTTTTATCTGCTTGTATGTTGCCTCGATTTCCTTGTAAGTCCTTTTAAGTGTCGTTGCGAGCGTCGTATCGGTCTGGTCTCTTACGTTCCATGCTTTCATTTGGTCACTCCTTGGGCTGGTTGCTTTCCACTGCGTGGTAAATCTTATCCAACATGTCTAAGATTTTGCGGATGTTGTTAAACAGCGCGTTGATTTCCTTGATAGTCAGAGCAAACACCTCCTAAAAAATTATTTTGTATAAATGGTTTTGTAAAATAGCACTTCCGTGCTGTTTAACTGTTTTGATTTTACTAAAAAAAAAGAGGCTTGTCAAGCCTCTTTTGTGAATTTTTCCCAATCGAACGCTTCTGTGTCTCCGGTCTTTAAGATAGTTTTTTGCAATTTAATTTAAAAGGTCATGCGGTAGGCGCGGTGCGCCGTGCGAAGAGCATGACGTGACTTTCCGGTTTCGCTCGCCGGACTGCCTTTAATCACAGTTTTCAACACTTTCAACACTTTCAACAGGTTTTCCACAAAAAGTTGCACAAATGGTTTTGTGCATATTGCTACACTTTCAACAATTCAACAAGTTATCCACAAAAGTATCAACATTAAAATAATCCAAAAAATATCGTTCCAAGGATAAAAATTCATAGTATTCAACATTTCAACACCCCCTACTACTACTACTACAACAAGTTATATATAATAAGCGAAAATAAATAGTGGGCCTAATCTCTTCTTGATAGGATTAGGCCCACTGACACCATTTAGAGAATCCCCCTTGCTTTACTAAAGCGTTCTCGGAGATTCTTTTCCTTAATTTTTCCTTGCTCTTCGATGGTTACGTCTGTGTTTGACATTTTGACTTTAAGTGCATTTATTGCACTTGACTGCCTTTTTTCTTTGACTTCCCATAACCTTTTGGGATTTTCAGTTTCTTGCATTTTGTCAAAGTACCTTGGAATGGGCCTTTTTTTGCCGTTAAAATATAGCCCATCGTCTTTGTACATTTGCTCTTTGTGCTCCTGGTAGTAGTCGTATCCTAGACCTGGTTTTCGTGACATACAGCAGTAAGGCGCTGGTAGCCCTAGCTCATTGTATCGTTTTGTGTCGTTGCCGTAGGCTTTTTTTGTCACATATCCTGCTACATACGCCATTGCTTCCGGTGATGCTTCTGCAATTATCACATTGCCCATTCCCCAAATTTTATCTATTGTTTCGCTCTCAAAGTATGGGTTATTGCCTCTTTTTTTCTTGAGGTCTGGTATTTCTAACCCATAATAGATTGCATGGTGATGCGGTCTGCCTGTGGTTTCGCCGTATTCGCCGCAATAAAAATATCTGAGGTCTGTACCCCATTTATCGGACATTTCTTGCTTTTTTCGGAGTCTCTTGTTAAAAAGTACCATGTCCTCTTGCAATAGGATTTGCACAACTTCTGGCGCGTCTCCCGTTGTCCACTGGTGTACTGCTCCACGTATAAGTTCGCCTGTTGCTCTTATCATTCCTGGTACATACTTTTGATTCCATGTAAGAGTAAAAAACCACGCTGGTGTGAGTGTTTTTGACTCCATCAACATCCTGGTTTCCCAGTCTTGCCGCTGTCTGAGTCTGCACCCCAGACATTTGCCGCACGGTAATAGCATGACGTCTTTTCTATATGCTAGGCTTTCGTATGTTGCCGCTGGATTATGCGCTCTTTCTCTGTATTTTTCTAGGGTCATGATTGACCCTGTTATGTTATGGTCGTTTGGGTTGTATATTCTGATAAGTGGCCTTTCACAACTCATTATCTGCCTCTTCCTGCGCCGCCGCCGTGGCTACTGCCGCCGCCCATTTTTGCTTTTTTGGCGCTGTTATTGTTTTGATTGAGCCAAGGCGTTAAATCCGGAAAATCTGTTTGAAAGCTGTTATAGCCGCTACTGTGCATTTCGCCTTTCGAGTCCATCCAATTCCAGCTTTCCGCCTTGGTTTTGCTGTAGTTTGCTATCGAACCGGAGATCGTCGGCATGGTTGACGCTTGTGTTCCCACGCTTGGTGCATTGATGGAGCTTTGTCCAATCGACGCATGTGCGCCTGCGGGCGTGCTTGCGCCGCCCTGTTGATGGGCGAGTATAGGATTAAGCCCCGCCGCTTTCATGTCTGCCATAGCCCTCTGATAGCTTGTGTTGCTCATTCTTTCTTGCCAGTTCCTGTTTGCTGCTGCCTCTGCCGAATTGAAGGACATTGCCGCGTCTTGCTGGATACGATTATAAATGCCTTGCTGAATTGCTCCCAGAGTGTTTAAGCCCAGTGCCAGGAGAGAGTTTTTGTTGTTTTGCATGCTCTGCATCCCCTGCGCTTGCTGGCTTTGCCCAAGGAAGTATTTTGCAAGGTCTTGCGTCTGTCCCATATTGACGCCACTTTCGCTGGTCATGGTCGACCCGCCTTCGCTGTGTGCTTGGTTGTAACTGCTTGCCGCCGATGAACCGCTTCCCGACGTGCCTTTAAGCGCGTTGAATATGCCTGTTCCCGCGTTTATGAGCGTGCTCACGCCGCCTAGTAATTTTGAGCCTGTTGCTAGTGCTGCTAAAAGTCCCATTTTATCTCCTTTACAAGAATAGCCGGGTTTTGACCCGGCTTTGTTTTTGTGTTAGTGATGGTCGATGAGTCCCGGAATGGAGTAGACCGGCATACACCGCGTTGTATTGTTCATGAAGTAAAAGTCTGCGATAAAGTCCGGCTGAGACTGCACCGCGAGAGTTCTCTTCATCTCCGCTTCGCCCTGCTCCATCCAAGCGGTGCTCAGAGTAGGTAGTGCCTCGTAGTCCTGTGCATAGTGCCATGCATCGAGACTCTGTTTTGCGTTGCTTCGGAACAGGCCGGTAACTTTGCTCGGCTTATACCGATAGTCGGCCCATGCTTCCTGATAGCCGAATGCCTCATTATCCTTTGCGTTACCCTGTGCATAGATTTCTTTGTTGAGAATAGCTTGTTCGCCGATGTTTGCCAGTACTGGCCAATAGTAGTCATATCGTCCGGTGCGGCTCCACATGCGCTCGATGCCCTGCTGATAGGTCTGGTCGGTTCGTACCACTGCGAGTCCCATGATAAAGCCGTGTTCCGTAAAGGACTTGGTAAACATAGGTTTGTTCATCGTGGTCACACTCAGCGCCGCTGTGTTGCCCAGCGGACTCGTGTTGTCGGTCGAAGAGGTCTGGATAACCTGAGACACGTTGATAGGCAGTCTGTAGCCTCCCAGATACTCCGGAATCTGCATCCGGCTGTCAGGTGAGATAACACCGAAGTGCTCCCTCAGTACTTCGCGGTATCTTGTGCCGCCGCGCGCGTCTTTTTCGAGCAGTTTTTGGATTTGGAATGCCTGTCGGAGTTGGTTGATGGTCGCTGCTGTGACTGTGCTAAGGTCTGCTCCGATGTATGCAGGTTTTAAACCGTTTGCTTGTGTTCCCTCTCCGGTTATTGTTGCTACTACATTTTGGGTACCCGATGTCCACCACGTGAAGTTCTTCTCTACGGTTTTTAGCTCTTTTTCGCTGTATGCTTTTATTGGTGCTGTTCCTGCTAGCGGCAGTGTAATCGGTTCGCCTTTCTGCGGCTCTGGCAGTGCTCCGGTGTAGTAGTCGAACACCTTCGCCGCCTTGAGAGGCTTTGCCAACGTGATGGCGCTGTCATTGGTTTTGCTGCCGTCGTTTTTGCCGGTTGTGGTTGCGTCCGTCACTTCCACTAGTGTGGGCTGTGTGATGTTCTGGTTCCGGAACCACTCGTTGTAGATAAGGCCGTATGCGCGTCCTGGCAGAGCGCTCACGCTTATGCCCTTTACTTTGGTAGGCAGACCAAAATAGTCTGCCAAAGTTCCTTCTTCCCAACCTTCTGCCGGTGCTGTGACTTGCGGGATGCTGTACTCTGTTTTAGGCGTCCATGCGGTTTCTTTGTTTTCGCCCATAAACTCTTTCCAGTGCTCCCACAGAAGTCTGTTCGGCACGAAGAAGAAGTAAAAGTCGCAGAAGGCATTGTCCATCACAGGAAAGATTGGCGTTGCCATACGCATGACAGTGGCCATGTTGATTTCGTGCGTGTCTCCGGGTAATACCTCATCCAGATAAATCGGGATGAGTTCGCCGGTGTTGAAGGTGGTTTTGTTGTCGCTGTTCCGTTGGAATCTGCTTCGGCTTACTCCCACCTGTGGATTCTGTGCAAAGTTGTATTCACTGTTTCGGTTCACTCTGCTCCTCCTTTTTCTCTGTCGTGTTTTCAGCCGGCTTTTCTTCCTTCAGGAGTCCCATTTTATCGGCCCATTCTGTCGTGCCGTAGGCCATGATGTACTTTTCCACGTCGTTGTCCCATTTGTTTTTGATTTCGATAGGCAGCGCTTCAAACTGCTTCTTTGCGTCCTCTATGCGGTTGTACCATGTGTGGTAGTCTGTCGGGACGTCGGTGATGTCCACCATCTGCGCACTGTTCTGCCATTCTTGGTACAACCGA